AACGCCTTCACGTCGGCATCACCCCTTCAAATAAAAAAACGCCGCTTTGCGTTAAAATCCTCGAAGCTCCCGCAAAACGGTGTTCCTGCAGATGGCGTCGACGCCGTACCAGCAGTCTTTGTTGCTTTTGCCGGCTTCTTTTAAGGCGATCGCCACCGCCTGCTTTTGAGGGTGGCCGGACGCCATCAACTCCTTGATGTTGTGGCTGATTACGGCCTGGCTCGAACCTTTTTCAAGAGGCACATTCTTCACCTCCTTTTCAGGCCGTCATCGTGACGTTCCCCCTGTTGAGCATTTCGAATTCCCACTTCGCCATCACCACGACGGCGCCGTTGACGTGAACCCTGTGCGGCCACGTCACGCGGTCGACGCCGGTCAAGGGCGCGGGGTAGCAGCGGCAGTTCCATATTTCTCCGGCATGGTAGGGCGGCGGCGGATTTTTTTCGCCGATCAGCCTTTCCGGCTGCGGTGGGCTGTTCCAGCTGACCAGGACGCGGTCCATGAACCTGTGGCTGTCCCGCACTCTGCCGTCCTCCGACGTCCTCCATTCGTACCACTCCAGGCCGATGTTCTCGGCCCTCGCCCGGGTCAGCGCCGTAGAAGTCTTGGAGACTTCCGTCCGGGCGATCAACTGCGCCCTGGCCCGGCTGTTCTCCGGGAACATTTCCTGGATATCCCTGGCGATGTCCGCCGCCCGGCGGCCCTTTAAACTTTCCCGGCTCACAAAATCGGTAACTCTTTCTGCTATGTCCAGCGGCAGGGTTTTGATTATTTCGGCGTTGCGCTGGATCTGGTGGGCGACAGCGCCGCCCACCGGCCCCTGCAGCTCTCGCCGGAGCGCCTCGTAAATGATCCGGACCTTGCCGGCCTCCCGCGCCGCCTGCCGCCAGCTTTTGGCGTTCTCGGCCAAAAGGTGCGTCACCATGTTGGCGGCTGCTTCCTGGGCAAAGCGGTGGAGCGCCGGTGCAACCAGAAAACTTTTAAGGATCCTGATGATCCGGTGCGGGTCCGTTTCGCCTTTTATGGCCTGCCGCAGGAGATCGACGATGCCTTGAAGGGAGCGCAAATACCTTAATTCAATTACTTTGCCGTGTTTCCAGGGATCCTGTACCGCCACCGGCTGTCACACCCTCCAGGATGCCGAAGTCCGGCAAGGTTTCCCCGGGCATTCCCCGGGGCCTGTCGTCCGCCGCTTCGATGTCCGCATCCGTTATATTGGTAAACAGGCCCGTCTGATCGCTCTGCTGGCGCAGCTCTTTTAAATAAATGCGGTCGCTGATTACCCCGTCGTTGTAAGCCTTGCTTATCGCTTCGACGTTCTTGTACGCCAGGTCGCTCTTTTCCGCGTCGGAAGACCTCCTTACCGGATTGAAGCGATAATCCAGGTCGTCGGGAACCGCGCCCAGCTCGGACATAAAAAGGACCGGCAAAAGCTTGTCCAATACCGGTCGCAGATAGGCCTCCTGCTTTTCCTCGATGGTGTCGTAATAGTTCTGCAGGTCGCTTTCGCCGGTTGCGTTCAGCCCCGCCGGGCTCCGGCCGAAAAGCTTCGTGACCGGTATTTCGGCAGCTCCGGCCACGTCCATCATGAAATTCTCGTATATTTCGGCAAGGCCGCTGAAGGTATACTGCTTTGTGTCGAACTCGTCCTCCTTGCCGAGCACGTACATGCTGAAGTTGTTCATCAGCCAGTTCTGGGCCTGAATCGTGTTGTAGACATCCTGCTTGACTTTCTCGTTCGCCGTGGCCAAAAGCTGCCCGATGCCCTCCATCTTCAGCACCCGCAGGTTGGCGATAAAGACGAGGTTGGCGATATTCCAGCTCGTATTGTCGCGCTTCCGGAGCTCGTCGAAAACGTGCTCGATTTCGGAAGCGCCCCAGTACATTTCGGCCTGCTTTTCCCAGAACGGCAGCTCCCGGCCGGTGAACCTGAGCACGCGGCTGTGATGAACGTTGACCGTCGCCCTCGTGGCGTTGTTGACTATCTGGTACATTTCCGGCAGCCCAAACTCCGGGTCGTTGACATCGGTCACCAGGTCGGGGCCGGGATAAATGCCAGACCACCGGTCAACGACGAGCAGACCCTTAAAGCTTCCCGGAAATACCATGTCCAGGTCGAGGGGCTGGTCCAGGATGTCCTCATGACCGTCGATCATTATCACGGCGGCCGCGCCCCCGTAAAGGCGGCCCCATTTCAGGCCTTCCAAAATTTTGGCCTTTATTCTCGCCCTGCGCTCCAGCCTCGTTATCCGTTCAATGACGTCGGGGGGAAGCTGGCTCACTATTTGATACCAGTTTTTGCACATGTCTTCCGGAATCACGTCGATTATCCGCCGCACCACCCAGTGACTGCGGTAAAGGCTGTTCATAAGCTGGTAATTCTTCGTCAGTCTGGTGAGCGGATAGTTCGTTGCCTCTATAAAATTCGGCATTCCCCACCCGAGGCGGGCCAGGGCGTTTTGAAAAGCGTCGAAAGTCATGTTGCCCCTGGAAAAATCGGCACCGGGCGCGTCGGCCGGACTGGCTGTCTTCTTTTTCCGTTTTTTTTCGCTCATTGCGCCAACCTCCAGGGCTTAATCATAGTTTTGCAGAAATAACGGATCGCGTCGCACGCATGATCATTGACTTTTACCGGCTGCTCCGCACCGCGCTCCCTCGCCTTTTCGTCCCAGACGTAAGACGCGATCTCCTGCCTGGTGTTCATGCACCTTTCGTGCACGCGGTACAGCCGGCGGCCAATCATGGCGGCCGTAACGCGGATCCCGTCCAGGACGTCGTTGTCCGCGTCCATCACCCGGTAGCCGCGCTGTCTCAATTCGGCCCTGAAGCTCGCCGCCGAAGGGTCCAGAATAATACCGTCCGGAACGTCGTCGCCAATAAACTTTTCCAGGTCGTCGGCGTACTGCGCATCCGTCTTCTGCCTGCCCGTCTTTCTGCTGTCGTAGTAATACTCGTCGACCTGCCAGGCGGTTTTGCCGTCGTCCCAGATATCGAGAAAGACCATCGGGTTTGCGGTGCCGTAATCGATCGAAATAAAACGCCGGGCTATGTATTTGAGCCCGGGCGGCGCCGTCTCGTCGTTGAACAAATTTTCTTCGTCGTCCCACATGTCGTATATGGCGCCCTCGGCCAGCACCCACAGACCCAGAATGAAGCGCTTGTACCAGAGGCCGACGTACTCTTTTTTCAACGCTTCAACATAGGCCGGATCCAGGTTTAAATTATCTTCGAGCGAGAAATGCCAGCTTCTTAAGTCCAGCTCCCCCGCCCGGTCCAGGTAATTAACTTTCAGCCAGTGATAAGGCGAATCCGGGTTGGTGGTGCCGAAAAACTTCGCCCCGGCCACTGAAAGCCGGGAAAGCAGCATGGTGAAGAAACTCTCCGGCCAAAGGCTCAGCTCGTCGCCATAGGCCCCGGCCAGGGTCATGCCCTGGATTTTCCCCGCCGCCCGCTCGTCGTTGGCGCCGGCGACGTAAATTTTCCGGCCGAAAAGGTAAATTTCGCCCAGGCCGCGGTTGTATTTAAATCTCCTGCCGCCGACGATCTGCTCCAGAGGATCGAGAATATTGCGCTTTAAGGTACGCTCCGTTTTGCCGACCATGAGCAGATCGCCCGGCGGACCAGTCTTGACGTATTCCAGCCAGCGAACGATGCTGCAGGTGGTTTTGGAGCTTCTAACCGCCCCCTGCCAGATGTTGATGCGGGCGGTGGATTCTTTTATCGAACGCAAACCCTTGGGCGAAAACAGGCCCCACTTAAACTTCGTCATCGTCGTCCGCACCGTCCGCCAGCCGCCGGCTCTCTTCCAGTGCCCTGGTCAGGTCGCCCAGGCTGTCGTCTTCGTCGCCGCCCCGGATTTTCTCGATTTCGATCTTCAGCTTCTCCAGCCTCAGCCGGTGCTCCTCGCTGCCCCGGCCGGTCTGCAGGAGCTCCTCGTATTTAGAAATGAGCTTTTCCAGGGAATTCATCGCTCTGGACTGGGCCAAAAGAAAATTGTTGTATTTGTCCCAGGCCTGCTGGATCTCCCATTCCCGTTCGGTGTCGGAAGTTCGCTCGGTCAGCCTGTTTCTCTCCCGGATCAAGGCTTTGGTCAGGTCGTCCCTGTTTTTCACCCAGGCGATCTTCTGCGCCCGAGCGATGGCCAGATACTGAATCACGATATTTTCCCAGAGGATGTCCAGCGGGCCTTTTTCGATTATGTCGCCGATCAGGGCCTTCGTTTCCTCGTCTTCGGGGAAAATCTTCGCGAAAAACCCGTGCTTCAAATTGTTCTGGATTCCCCGTCCCGGCGGCACTCCGCCGTTGGCCCCGTGGAATTTGCAGACCCGCTTCCCGGGGACGGCCTTTTTCTTGCAGCGCTGCCCGGTCTGCTTGCTCCGGGCGGTACATTGCCCGGGCCGGCCGTCGGTATGAACACGGCAGAAATCAGATCCGGGTATGGCGAATTTCCGGCAGCGCTCGCCGGTCTTGTGGGAGATGGCGGCGCACTGGCGTTGATCCGTAGATTTTATTTTGTTTTGCCCGGCACCGGAATTTTGTTT